TTGAGGCGGCGAATGACGCTTTGGATTCTCAGAGCAGGGCTAACAGCTTCACTAAGAAGGTTTTGAACCTCTTCTTTAACCATTTCTTGTAGTTTTACTTTGTCCATTTTATTTTTATTCTCCGTCCCTTAGAGCTTTTACAATAGCTGCAAGACCTGCTGCCATCGCTCTTGCTCTTTCGTCACTGACTTTACCTTTTTCTAACTCACTAATTGTGCGGTCAATCATTGTGTATTTGTCAGAAGCTGACGCTTCGCTAAGAAGGGCTTGAACCTCTTCTTTAATCAATTCTTTTAGCTTTGTTTTGTCCATTTTATTTTTATTCCTTCATCGTCAAATACTTGACAGAGTATGTAACTTGTACCAGAACTTAGGCATCCTAATAAAATAGGCGTTACGAAGTTTGGTTCAAATGTAAATAGTGGTGTAAAGGGGGAAATGACGCAAAGAAAGAACCCTACCCAAAAGCCCATACACATCGGGCATTGGAAGAGTTCTCCAAGTTTTCCTTTTGCTGGTCTTATTGAATTTAGTATTGAGCCATAGACAAGTATTTGGGTGAGCCCATAGGCTACTAAGATGAATGTTAGAAGTTCCATTATATCCTGTAAACAAGTGGCGTAGCAAGAGGGTTCTTTGGTACAGTACCCTTTTTCTCTTCTTGTGGAACTTCGCCAAGTTCAGTAGCGTCTTCTTCTGGTGGGTCTAGAAGATACTCTTCGTATTCGTCTTTGTAGTATTCGTCGTAGTGCTCTGCTTGTTCTTTCTTCAAGAATTCGTCAACGTGATAAACAACGAGTTGTAGCACAGAGCGGTCTTCTGTTGGTTTGCCGTATGTTGCTTCCAGGGAAGCATAAATGTTTCCACCCTGAACTGTTTCGGGCTTGATGATACCAGCTTTGACAAAGTAGTCCATAAGACGCTTCATAGCGGCGTATGCATCATCTGTGTAGTTTCCGTCTTTTGCAAAGCAAAGAAGTTTGTCTTTCTTTGCAATAATAGTAATGTAAGGGTGTGTGAGAAACATAAGTTCGCCGTCAAGAGTCTTTGTGACAGCCACTTTCTTTTTTAGTGTCTCCATTTCTTTTTGGCGACGAATCTTTATTTTAATTGTCATCGGACTGAATCTCACTTACCAACTTTTGGATTTTTAGAACATCGATAACTGTGTTCTCGTTTATTTTCTGCTTACCAACATTATCTAGAATGTCAATAACTTTTTGTGCGTTCTCGACCATTACCTCATCTTCTTTGATTTCGGGGAGGTCGAGGCTTTCGGTTAGAACACCTTTAAGGCGACCCAACTCTTCGTTTAGGAAAGAAACCAAACCAGTGTGGTCAGCGATGAAAAGGCTTAGAACTTCTCTTTGTTCTGGCAGTAGGGAAGAATACTCGCGGTTGAATACTTTGACGTATTGCTTGAATGCAAATTCATCCATACCTTTTACTTGTGGAGCGGTAACTTCTTTACCTGTCATTTCTTTTAGAAGGTTGGTTTCCAAAAGAACTTTTGCTTTGCCGACTGTTTCGTCTGAAAAGAGTTGTGCAATGCTCGCTAGGGAGCGGTAGTTTGGAACATAGTTGTTATACACTCTTGGAGTGATAGTTTTATTAACTTCTGAGATAAGGAAAGACTGTCTCTTGAACACTTCTTTCTTATCGAGTTGGTGGTAGGAGTTGCGGCACTCAACGATAATCTTTGCTGCGGTTAACTCATCAGTTTCTTTTGTTTCGTAAATGCTTTTGTAAAGTTGGAGTTCTTTGTGAAGAATGGTGCCTTTACCGAAGTGCTCTTTGATAACTTTTAGAACTTTCTTTTTCTTCTCATTGTCTCCGCGAATAGCAGCCTTGGTCATTTCACGAACCAGTGCTTCAAATAAAAATGCGGTGTTTCTTTTCTTGTTGTGTTTAGCCATTCTTGTTCTCCAAACTTTCGATTAGTTTTTCGATTTCCTTATTGGAGTTCAGAATCTCCGACTCCATGTCCTCATAAATAGTTTTGCTCTCGGTAAATCCCCTACCGAGTTTGTCAAGCTCTTCTTTGCCAGTTATTCTGTCGGCTGAATTGCCATAGGGCAGACCTGTTCTAGCTTTAGCAGTATTGGAGCGCTTCTTTGCGCCTGCTTTTCTGCGGTCTGTTTCTACTGGTTCGTACATTTTTCCCTTGGACTTGTTGGTTGTAGTCTTACCATCCTTGTAGGTGTAGTGGATAGTATCCTCATCAGCCTCGGTTAGTTCTTCTTCCCCTGGTTCAGCCAAGAGCGGACTCTCTTCGCCAGCGGCTTCTTCTTCTCCACCAAGGTCGAGTTCTTCACCTTCACCACCCAAGTCAAGTTCATCACCGCCACCAAGGTCGAGCCCACCGGCATCACCACCTTCTTCTGGTGCTTGACCAGCGGCTTCCACAGAGGCTCTAAACTTTGCATCATAGAACATCTCCTGTTCGTTGCGAACAAACTCTTCGTCAGTCATGTTGAATAGTTTTGTAGCTATCCAGCGACGTGAAACAAAACCGTCTGTTGCAGCGGAGGCAACAGAGAACTTCTTCTCCCAGTGCTCTAACTCTTGTAGCTCGGCAATCTTGCTTGGGTTGTTTAGCTTGAGCTTGAATGAAAGAAGGTCGTCACCTCTGTATCCTAGAACGTAAAGGTGAACAATGCAAATCTTTTCTAGTTCTGAAATGATGGAGCGTTGTAGTCTTTGAATAGTTCTAGCGAAACGAATGTCTTTCTGGGCTAGTGTTGTCTTGTCCTCGTCTGCTCCTTCGCCACGGGCTAGGTAAGAACGTGGAATTTTGAGAGCGGAGAACAGCTTATCACGGAGGTAGTTCACGTCGTCAATGTCGCCTGTGAAAGCACCACCGGGAAGGTTCTCAATACGAGAACTTTGTCCACCGCGAACTGGAATGTAGTAGTCTTCGTCAATAGACATTGGGTTGTAGCGAAGGTCTACTCTGCCTGTGTCGGGGTCGACAACTTGGTTTCTTTTTAGAGAAGTTTTGACCCTCTCCATGTATTGTTCAACATCTTCAGGGGCAATAGAGCCAACGTCAATGTAAAAAATTCTTCTCTCGGGCGAACGAACAATGCGGTAAGCCATCATTGCGTCTTCAAGCATTGTTAGCTGACGCCAAATGCGTCTGGCAGGCTCTAACACCGATGTTCCGTATGGTGAGTATTTATCGTTACCAAGAATACGGAAGTGCGCTACTTGCCAGTTCTCAAAGGTCATACCTGCGGAGTTCCATTGGTACTGAACATAGTTTGGGTTAGTTTTGTCCTCGCCTTCTAGTCTTTCAACTTCTCCACCGGGGAGAGAAAGAACAGACTTAATGCCAAGTTTTTCATCAACGTCGAGGTAAAGGTAGTAGTCGCCCTGCTTGCACATACCACGAGCCCAGCCATAAAGGTTGAACTCAACATTTAGTACATCATAAAGAAGTGTGTTGATGGTTGAGCGAATCTCATCGTTGTGACAGATGATGTGGAGAAGGGGTTGTAGGTCAGAGAATGTGGTCATCTCATCGGCGTAAATGTCGAGAGTTGAAGCAATCTCTGGTGTGTACTCCATTTGGTCAAAGTCGAGGTATCTTTCGATTCTGTTTTGTGAAGCGTAGTATTTTGCCGAGTAGTTTTCGTAAACATTGTTTTCAGTTTTCTTGAACTGCTTACCTGAAAGTGAGGTAAACTTTGTTCCGTACTTATCCAACTGTCTGCGGCGATAACGCTTCTGTTGTTCAGCCTCGTAATTAACAAGCGGACCAGAAAACAGTCTGGTCAGCAGTTTGTATAGTGGGCTTGTTTCGTTTCTTGGGTTTCTTGGGTCTGCCATTTTTTATCCCTTCAATAGAGCGATGTAATTCTTTTGTGCGTAGCCTTGGGTTTCTTTATGCTTGTTGGGAGAAAAAGAATCTTGTTTTGCTTTGTATCCCGTCATTCCTGCAATCCTGCTATCGTACTTTGTCTTTGATGTGCTTATCGAAGACAACATCGCTTTTCGGTAATCTAACTCTCTTTGGTTAACAACTAATGCTGTGTCTCTTACCCAGCAAGAGATGGCTGTCGCCATAACCAAGTCGTCGTT